GCCTCGCCCGCAGCCCACGCCGCAGTGCGCTGCGAAATATCTCCATAGGTCGTTGTTCCGGTTGCCATTTTCGCTTATCCTCTAAGGGGTTAGGCCCTCTGCTGGCGCGCTTTCTGCGCCGCATAGAAGGCAAAGGCTCCGTCGAAATCGTCGGGCGGACCCGACCCCGCCGGCCCACTCCTGTTGGGGAGCGCAGCGGCGGCGTCGATCTGCCGTTTGCGACGGGCGTTCAATTCGTCTTGGGCCGGATTAACCACCGGGGCCTTGGGCACGCCGAACTGGCCGGTATCGCGCATGAACTGCTCCAACAGCGCCGATGCTTCTCCTGCATCGACAATCTGCTGACCGTTCCTGACGATGACCTGCTTGATGAAGTCGGGCTGCGCATTTGCCCAGTTTGCGAAAGCCGGGGACGCCGTTTTCTGCTTCCAGTCCGGATGCCTCGCTTGGAGGGCTCCGATCTGCTGCTCAACCGCGCGTTCCGCCTGAGCCGCCCCAACGGTTTGTGTCACTCCGTCAAGACTCTCTTGGATGGCCTTCAACCTGGCCTCTTGAGTTGCGAAGGCTTCCACGATCGGCTCGGCCAGATCCGGGTATTCTTCCCGAAGCTGCTTGAGCTTCTCGTTTACGAGTTCGGCGCGGCCACTGGCGTCGCCTCCCTCTTTGCGTTCGGCGGCGGCTCCTTGCGGAACGGCCGGCTTGGAATCCAATTGTCTCTGTAGGGCGCTAACACGCCCCGAATCCGACATGGCGCGCGCCCTTAAGCTCGCTGCCTCGTTCACTAGCGTCTGATATGCCGCACGCTGCGCTTCGCTCGCGCCGGCCCACATATCCGGCGGCGGCTCCTGCTGTTTCTCTTCCTCGCTGGGAGGGTCTCCGGCCGGCTGTTCTGCCGGGGGCTCATCTTCTGGCTCGTCCAGGCGGCCCTGCTCGATGTCCCGCTTCTCGGCAAACTCCTTGAACGCATCCTCAAACTCTGTCGGGCTCTCTGTGTTCTCGGCCTGATCTTCTCCTGAGCCTGTCGAAGGATCAGACACAGCTTCGCTCTCAGGCGCCGCTTGCGGCGTCTGCTTGGCCTTCCTTGCCATTTCAGATTCTCCTAGTGCTGGGTTAGTACCCAGCTTTGGTGGGTTTTCCTGCCATAAGCGGCATTGGCATCGGCGGACTGCCCAGCGCAATCAATTCCCGCAACGTGCCGATCCTGCCACGCAAATAATCCGTGAAGTTTTGCGGTGTGTCCGGCTGTTCAAGCCGCCTATGATGCATCTCAATCTCATTCAGCGCCCAACGCTCTAGCGCCCGCCATGTCTGGCTCGTGGTGTCGAGGTCAGGGATCATTGCGAGACATAGCCTCCAGAGCCGGCCGGTTTCTCACCTCGCGCTGCATCGCGTGCGGCATTCTCCTGCTCGACGGCCACTTCAGATGCAAATATTCTTTCCTTCGAGCTGCCCTCGCTCTGTGCCTTCTCCAGCATCGCCTTGAGCTGCGTAATCGAGATATTGTGCTGCTCTGCCACGCGTTCCAGCATCGCCTGCTTGCCGATCTTCGCCACCTCAATCCGTGCCTCGGCCGCGATCTTCGCGGAATCCGTCTGCGCTTGAGCCCTGATAACTTCCGGCGGCGGCGGTTGCTGCTCGTTCGCTCGCTGCGCTTCTCTCAGCGCAATCTCCTCGTCGCTCTTGATGATCTCGTCGGGATCGATCGACATCCCCTGAATGGCCTTGCGTGCCGCCGCAGTGACGTTGATTAGATCGCCAAGCACCGGATGCACCGACCATTGCGTCGCTACCGCAGCCACATTCGCCGTCTGCGCCTCACGGATCAGAAGCACATTCGAGCCACGGGCGTTAATCTCCATGTCACCCTTGATCGACTCATCCTCGTTGAACTGCATGTTCCAGTCGAACAGCCTTTGAAGGCTAGGCGTCGTCATGCCATCGTCCCAGTTCTTGACGACACGCCGGAAACCCACGTTCGCGCTATTCATTATCAACGTCAGTCCGCTCGCGGTGCTCGCGCCAGACGGTGTCGAAGCCCGCGTGCCGGGCTCGCCTTGCGCAAAGACCGGCATCATCGCTTCATCGTCAATGAACTTCAGCGCTAGGTTCAAAAGATTGAGCAATTCAGCTTGATTGCTCGGGATATTGAACACCTGGAATGGCGGCGCACCGCTCGACAATCCTGTCGTCGTGCGCTTCCAAATCTTGAGCGGTTCCATATCCCAGTTGTTGTTCGCCGGCTCAATCTGCGTCGTGTCGATTAGCACCTGCGGCCCGACCGAGAAGGCGCCATTGTCCATCGCCATGCGCCACACACCGTTAAGCGCCGCCTGACTATCCGTCATCAGGAACGGTATGCCGTGCCCAAACACGCTGGCGTCGTCGCGCTCGAATGAAAACGCCGAATAAAGACTGTCCCCGCTGTCCAACGGGTGCATCGCGACCTTGAGCACTTCTGAGCCGCAGAACCAAACGATCACCCGCACTTCTTCAAGCAGATCGACTTCCATATCAGCAAGCTGGGCTTCGTCGCCGGTGCTCGCCAGAAGCGCCTTGATCTCTTCTTGATCCAACGGCCCGTGATACTCCCAGCCGATATAGACCGGCTCCGTCCCGTGGCTCTCGCCGGCAATGTCTCTCAATCGCCCGACAAACGTGGGCTGCGCATCACGCGCGCCCTCAACAAGCAGCCTGCGAATAGCCTGCGGATCGTATCCAGGCTGTCTCGCCAAGGCTCGTAAATCCTTGGCGCGCCACAGATACCGCTCGAACTCAAACTCGCATTCGGTCTTTTTGCGTCCCGACATATCTGGAAAATAGTTCCACAGATCGACACGCCGGTATTCAGGTCTCGGTGCCCGCTCACCAGACAGCGAATAGCCGGGCATCTCTCCGCTCATCTGGCCGGCCATCGCACCGTCTTGCGGCTGGCCTTGCCCTTCTGCCGTTTGCTGCAACCACGCCCGTCTGCGCACTCTTGCCGTGATCGGCCCCTTGAGAACTCCGGTCCCTAGCTTACACGCATCATGGATCACATCCCGCGCTTCCGGCCCGTACTGGCAGGCGTCGAGCTGATCGACCATCACCTTTTCCATCCGCGTGGCGCGCTTGCGGATCTCTTCCAACTGCGCCTGCAACGTCATCGCCCGCTTGGCGGACTCCTGCCCGGCATCTACAATCTGTGCCGCTTCCTCAGGGTTCCCGCGCTCGGCTGCCTTGTTGGCTTGCGCGGTCGCTGTCTCGGCTTCTTGCACCGCTTGCGCCGCCTCGCGGCTTATCTCCGGCACCGCTGTCGGGCTAATCCCCCAATTCTTATCGTCCGTGGGAAACAACAGATCGCTTAGCCTCGACTCCCATGCCAACGTCTTAGCCCGTGTCTGATTGGCGAAAAGCTCGGAGCGCTTCCGGTCGGCAAAGTCCTTGATCTCTTTAGCGCCATACTTCCCGTTGAACTGCTTCAGCGCAGCAATCCATTCTTCTTCCTTCGTCTGCCGCTTGGACGCCTGATCGTCGGCTAACCTTTGCAGCCGGCCGATGATCGACTTGACCGCTTGATCGTACCGCGCCCGCTCTTCACCCTCTCCTCGCCCCTCTGCCTTCTGTCCGGGCATTTGCTTGCGTCGTGACTGCATATCGGCAACAGTCGCGTTCCGCGCCATCAATACCCCGCCCGATGGTAAACCGATGCCCTGTTCCCCACACCCTTGATCGGCTCGACAATGAATTGCTGACGTGCTTTTACGCCGTAGCGGAGGGCATCGCAATTGCTGACAATTAAGCCGTTCTCGATGGCAAATGCCCCATACTCAGGCACGCTCATGCAGTAAACGTCACCGCGCCCGGCTGCGTTTACGGACAGTGATCTTAGCCCCGCACTTCCGGCTGCAAGTGGCTGTGTGACTGTAGCGGTTGACCGTGAATGCGTTACCACACTCCACACACCGCCGCTCAACATTGTCCACGCCGCTATTGCGCCGCGCCTCAGACTTGCAAGCGTTGGAGCAAAACCTGTTTCGCCCATTGATCTGGGCTGCAAATTCACATTCGCACTGTTCGCACCTGAAGGCACCGCTCGCAAGAAACTTATCTCTGTTCGCAGTCCAGTGCGCAGCGTGCCAAGCTCGCCCCTCATCGCTTCTATGCCATTCGGCAGCGCGAACGAGGGCAAGAGCCGATAAAGCCCTGGGAACACCCTTGAGATGAAGTGAGATGTGTTCGCGGTGAACCAACAACTCAAGATTGTCAGGCTGGTTGTTAGCCCTATTGCCATCCTTGTGATGAACGTGGTGCCCTTTCGGCGCCTCTCGTCCATGCTCCGCCGCCCAAACCGCGCGGTGCAGACGGACCCCATAGCGCTGAAAATACGGCCCGCAAAGCCAGTACCGCTTTCCGTCAAACTCTTGGATTGTCTCGGATATGATCGTGATTCGCATTCCGTAACGTAGCACATCCGGCCTTCCAGGCAAGCCGCTTCGATCCAGCCATCTTCCGTTAGAAACCGATGATCTGGCGTGCAGCGCACAACCGTCTCGTCATCGAATGTCACGGCTACAAGTTCGGCATCTGCCTGTGTCAAACAGCAATTCTCGTAAGGAGCCCATTGCCCGCCTATAGTCAGCACCTCACCTTTCGTACCAACGAGATCGGCAATCTTCTCCCGCCCGCGCCGAGTTACGACCAGCGTATCCCCATGTAGGCAGAGATGGTCGTTCACCTTCACGATCTTTCCCTTCTCGTCACGCCGATAGAACCGCCGCTCTTGCAACAAATTGAGGCAAGTTGTGAATATCTTGAGCCTACCCGTCGAGAACCGCTCCCACACTTCATAGAGCCCGCTCTCCTCGCCGCTGATTGTGTTGTCCGCCTCAGTAATCTTGAGACCCAGGTCTCGGTACATGACGATAAGCTGTCGCCCGTCCGTCTGCATTCTGGCGCGCGCAGCCGGGTCGATGAAGCCTGGTATCCACTCACCCCTCGCCCGGATCGCTGCGGCGTGAATGCTCGGCTCGGCCGTCGCCCGCGCGTGCTCGGTATAGGCATAAATGACATCGCTGCCGGGGTCATAGGCGCACCAGATCGCCGCCGTCATACGCCAGCCCACATCCAGCCCATATCCTCGCCTGAAATAAGCCGGGATCGGAAACGGGTCGCAAACTATGTCGCTGTCGGCGAGAGGGTAGATCGCCCCGGCACCCATCGACGGCTCGCCCTCACTGCGCGCGCTGCGTAGATGAGGAGGCGTCGAGGCTAAGAGTTCGGCTTTAGTCTTTTCGTCGAGGTGAGGGACGCTATCCCAGCCCGCCTGTACAAGATAACGAGACGGGCTTAGCTCAGGCATATCCGCCCTTCTTGGCCTTTCGGGCCTCGCTCATCGCGATGGCGATTGCCTGGGCGCGCTTCTTGACCTTCGGCCCCTTCTTGGAGCCGGAATGCAGATCGCCTGCCTTGTACTCGGACATGACGCGGTGGGCTTTGGCCTGACCGGCATCGAGCAACCCTCGGCGCTTCTTGCTCATGTCAGCCTTTCCACCTCTCGGATGAAGCGCAAAACGCCCTCCGAAAATCCGTCGATGTGCGTCCATCTACCGTATCCAACGCCACGCTGCGCGCTCGCGACGTTAATCATGTAGGCACGCGACGCCAAAGGCTCGGGCACCCTATCGTGAGACTGCTCATCGGTGATGACCACAAGGCGGTCGTACGCCACAAGCGAGGAGTGCAGCAAGTCTAGAGCCGCTCCTAGGTGCGTCCCCTGGTGTGCTTGCGACTTGATGATTGCGTCCATTCCGGCCATGCCATTGCGCGCCGGGACTTCCATCAATCTGTCGGAGAACGTAAACACCCGCGTATTACCTAGAGGCCAGATCGCCGCAAGCGCCGCCGCCGCATCCATGCGCGTCAGATCAGACTTTGACGACAGATTGGCATCCATCGATCCAGAAACATCGACAAGGATCACCGTTCGGCCCGGAAATGGCTCAATCTCCTTGACCGCAATTGACAATGCAACATCAAGCGCCGGCTCGAATTGCGGAGCTGCGCGCGCTGCCGCAATATAGCGAAACGGCAGCACACGTTCGGCGCCGCTCTTGCGAGCAACAATTGCCTCCTTGACTAGCTCAGGATCACAACCCGCTTCTTGCATGTTGCGCAGGTTGCGAAGTAAAGCTAGATACCCAAGTTTCCCCTCGCGAATCAGCCGCTCGAAGGCTTCCTTCTTGTCGGCCCCGCCCGACAGGGCAACCTCCCAAGTGTCGGGAACCGCAAGCTTGCCTTCAATCAGATCCTTCCACAACGCAGCCTGGCCCGCGTCACGCGGCTTGGCGTGGCAGAGGAAAAGCACATCGCGAAGGCGTACAACTCCCGCCCGATCATATTTAGCGAGCTGGTAGCCATCAAACTTGGCGAATGCCGCCGCCAGGCCCACTTTCATCTGCTTCGAGAGCTTTGACTTGACTGCTTTCGGCGACACCCCATTCACCTTGGCATGGATCGCCAATAGTTCAGCCAGCTCGTCGGCGCGCTGCACCACGGCCTCAATCGTCCTCGCCACATAGTGGCGGCCACCTTGTAACGAGGCCAATACCGAGACCAATAGAAGCGGAACATGGCGCAGATGTCCGCGCTGGCGCACATCAATCGCCAGTTCCATCACAAGACGGGGATCAACCTCTTTGGCCAACCGCGCGATTCGCGCAGCAATCTCCTCTCCGTCCTCGTAGAACTCGTTTTCCCACAGAAGGCACGACATAACCGAACGGCGAAGCGCCTGCAAAGGCGTCATCGGCGCGGAAGGTGCGCCTTCGTGGGTCTGGCCGTGAGGCTGAATAGGCTTGAGGTTCTGACGCATTGGGGCTCCTCACTTTGAAGCCCGTGGCGCCCTACCGGCGAATGCCGGACAAAATAAGCGCCTGGGAACAAGCGGATGCGGTTTTACTTTCCAATGAAGTAACCGCACCCTACGCCACAGGCATCAGATACCTAGCACAACAAAGTACGTATTTGCAATGCCTGCCCTGCGCCTGCCTGGCACTTTTCAACCACAATCTAACCCATCTTGCGCCCCGCCAGATCCTTGACCCAGCTAAAGTCTCGCTTGCCGCGCTGGGCCATCTGCTTACCCACCGCAGTCGCCGGCATCGTGGGCGGGCCTGGCATCTGTTGCGTCGCCATCATCCCCGGCTGCACCGGAGGCCGCATCGGCGGCTTGCCGCCAGGAGGTAGCGGCACGGGCGGAGGGTTTAGCCTAGGCATTGGAGCGGTCCCTTGGTTAGGCGCAGCACCAGGAATAGGCGGCACTCTCGGTGCGCCAGAGGCCAAGACTGCCGGAGCTTGAACCCGCATCGCAGCCGGCGGCAACGCCACCATCGGAGGCTTGGGCCGCGTCACCACATTGGGCGCCCCAGCCAGACTCATCAGCGTATCAGGCAGCCTCGCCGTCGAGTCGAGTAGCCCTTTGCGTCCGATTACCGCCACTTTGTCCTCCTTGGTCCGGGGTTAGGATTTCCAGGACAATACCGGATAAACCTTCAATCGGCGTGAATGTACACATCATCCTGCCACCCAGCGTCGCGGTGCGAATGACGCACTCGCCGTAAACGTCCGCCGGAGGCTGCTCATCGAGCCAGATCACATGCTTGCCAGTGCCCTCGTATGAGGAAGAACTCTGATCGTAGCTCTTGAACGATAGGTCGCTCCATCCGCCTGACACGTGGCGGATCGGTATCGTGTCCACAAGGTGCTGAACACCAGCCTTCCAGACTGGATCCCCTATCGCACCAGCCGGGATGAGGCCGCGCTTGTTGATCGTCTTATCGGCGCCGCGTCCTTCGACCTCGCCCAATAGGACATGCTGGACAATGTCGCGCGTTGTCTCGTTTGTCCGCCCGGCCGCCCAGCACGATATCGGCTCGCGCCACCGGACACCCTCCCACCAGGTCGGATACCAGCCAGTAAGATGACAGGCGGTCTCATAACCGCCCATACCTAGCGTTTTTCCAATTCTGTTCGCGCAAAGAGCGAACCGTTCCCGGTACTTCAATCCAGCGTTGAAAAACTCCAGGTGCTTAGCGTAGCGGTGCCGAGCGTAGAGCGTCTGCCCCGGAGCGATCAGGCCCCGCAGCATCGGCGGGCCGTGCCAGGGCGTATCCTCGTCTGGGTAGAGGCTCTGAAGCAGCTCGCCCGCCGCTAGGCTCTCAAGCCCGGCCATCACTTTGACGTACTCGGCTAGCCCAGCCGGATCGAGATTGCCGGGATCAAACCATTTCGGAGTTTCGAGCATATGAATTGCGCCCAAGCGCTTGACATGTGCCACCCATAGTAGCTACAGATCCACGATGATCCACGACTAGAGGGCTACCTTGAGAACCTGCAACATTGTCCTGCGCTTTCGGATCGCCGAGCCAGACGCCTTGCGTCTACAAGCGGCGGCACGACTGAAAGGCTTGACGCTATCGGCTTGGATTAGATCCGAGCTTCTAGAGCGGGTTTCCGCGATGGAAGGCCAGAAGGCCCTGAAGGCGCACCCATGACCAACCCGCACGACGCGACGCAACGCCTCGCTCCGCATCACAACGCTCCGCAACGCTGCGCGACGCTCCGCGCCGCCCCGCGCCGCGTCGCTGCACATCGCAACTCGACGCCCCGCGACACGACGCGACGCTACGCTGCGCATCTCTCCGCATCGCAACGTCTTAACCAGCGCCCCGCCCCGCTGCGCATCGCCGCGCCACGCCCCGCTTCGCATCGCATCGTCTATAGAAAGGAACCCCACTAATGCGCACAGCTATCGCACACATCGAAGGCACATCACCTTACTCTCAATCCCGTATGCACGAAACCGAGAAGCTGCCGGAAGAAAGCGATGATGCCTATGAACTCCGCACCTGGCGAAACAAAGCCCATGTCCTGCCCAGCGGAAATATTTTCATCCCGCCAATGGCTTTTAAGCAATCGCTTGATTTCACTGTCAAATCACTTGGACGCAAGCTTCCAGGGCGAGGCAAAAGCACATATACGAAATTCTTTCTTTCCGGCGTAATGTGTACCCAGCCGATCGATACTGGCGTCAAGGTAGCCGATGCACGCTGCGAGCGCGTCCATGCTAACCCACAAGGGCTGCGTGGCGGGGGCAAGCGCGTTTGGAAGCTCTTTCCAACCATCGACACATGGAAAGCAAAGGTCCCTTTCCTTATCACTGCCAACGAAATCACAAACGAGATTTTCGAGGAGCACTTGCCTGTCTCGGGTACCCTTTCGGGTGTTGGCCGATTCCGCCCAGAAAAGGGCGGCTATTTCGGCCGCTATGTGGTCAAAAAGATCGAGTGGCAGACGTGAAGCCCTTTGCGACCGACCCCGAGCGGCAAGTCGAAATCGCTAAGCTGATAAGCGCCCTTCAGGCTCTCTCCGCAGGAGCAGTGATGACCTACCCCGAAATCGCGTCGCTTCTCGGCCATGAGGCGTGTGACGCCTCTACATACGCCGTCCAGCGCGCCCGCCAGCAACTAGAAGCAACGGACGACACTCTGCGCTATTCGCCGGTCCGTGGCCTTGGTATCAAACGGCTCGCGGCCCAGGATCTGCCGGGCATCGGCGAGTCGGCCATTCGAGGCGTCAGGCTGAAAGCCTCGCGCTCCAAGGCGCGGATCTGGCCGACGCGGCTCAATCTCAAGGGCGACGAGCGCCTACTAGTCGAATGCCAGGCGGCTACACTGTCTGCGGTCGAGACCGCGACCAGCCGCCTAGAACGCAAGAAGGTCCTAGAGAATGTCCGTCAAACCCAAGTCTGGGAGATCAAGTCTTGAGCTTCGCCGCGCGCCGCCCCGCGTTGCAGCACATCGCAACGCAGCACCGCGCATCGTTTCACGCCGCTTCGCAACGCGCCGCTGCGCAGTGCCACGCAACACCTCGCTCCGCAACGCATCGCGCCACCTCGCTTCGCATCCCACCGCCTCGCCGCACCGCGCATCGCAACACAGCGCAACGCATCGTCTAGGGAGCCCCGCACATGAAGCACCTAATCGAGGATACAAACGGCACTCTTTGGCCAATATCGTCAATTGTTTCGGCCACACCAGATCCCCCAAACCCACGCGACACCATACTGCCAAATCCTACCTGCACAGTTGTGGTGCGCGACGCCGGCGCCATAGCCCGAACAATTACCGCCTATCTAGATGAGATCCGCTCAATCCACGAGCCGCCTACCATCATTCCGGCAGCCGCGGGTTACTATCTCGTGTTGTTCCCCTCGCCCGCCGACGACCTCGCAACCGCCGAAGGCTGGGTTGACGAGCCGATTATCGCATGGTCGATCAGCGAGACCGGCGACGTCACTCCAGTCTCCGTCACCAATGACCCAGTTAACGGCCCTCATGTCGGCGTGCTGGCGCCTAACGG